GAACAAGGCTGGTGAGACGACTAAACGTTACGACTTCCGTAGTGTTTGGCCTTCAAACATCTCTCCGATCGAATTGTCTTACGAAAGTAACGACCAGATCGAAGAGTTCACGGTTGAATTCCAAGTTACTTACTGGGAATCTAATACAACGACCTAAATTGTTGTATAAGTAAAAGAGTGGGGAGGGGTGTTCTCTCCCCATTTTATATTGATATTGTATAGGTAAATGTATGGACTTGTTTGGTTTCCAGATTAAACGTAAATCTGAAGAAGCAGAAGAAAAGAAAAAAGTATCCTTTGTTCCCAAAGAGAATGAAGATGGTGCTGGCGTTGTTACGGCCGGTGGATATTTCGGTTCTTATGTTGACCTTGATGGTACTGCTGCAAAGACTGATGCTGACTTAATAATGAAGTACCGACAGATCTCTGAGCATCCAGAGTGTGATGCTGCGGTCGAAGATATTGTTAATGAGGCTATCGTTTCAGACGAAGACTCAACCCCAGTCGACATTATCATGGACGACTTGGATCAACCAGATAAAGTTAAAAAACTTATCAAAGAATCATTTGATGAAGTTACATCATTGTTAAACTTCAATCAAAACGGACATGAGATTTTCCGTAAATGGTATGTGGACGGTAGATTGTTCTACCACATTATCATTGATGAGAAGGCTCCCAAGAAAGGTATCTTGGAACTACGTCCTATCGACCCTACTAAAATCCGCAAGGTGCGTGAGGTTAAGAAGGATAAACGTGATCAAGCTACCGGAATATCAATGGTGTCTGGGTCAGAAGAATACTTTGTGTATCAAGACATGACCAATGGTAAGAGTACACAGGCACTCAAAATCAGTACTGATGCTATCTGTTACACAACTTCTGGTCTACTAGATTCATCACGTAAACGTGTATTATCACACTTGCAGAAGGCATTAAAGCCGGTCAACCAATTGCGCATGATGGAAGACTCTCTTGTCATCTATCGTTTGGCTCGTGCCCCAGAACGTCGTATCTTCTATATTGACGTTGGTAATCTACCTAAAGGTAAAGCAGAAGAATATCTGCGTGGAGTTATGTCACAGTATCGTAACAAGTTGGTATATGATGCACAGACTGGTGAGATGAAAGACGATCGCAAACATATGTCCATGCTTGAGGACTTCTGGTTACCACGCCGTGAAGGTGGTCGTGGTACAGAGATCTCTACCCTACCTGGCGGCGAGAACCTTGGACAGATCGACGACATTATATACTTTCAGAAGAAGTTGTATAAATCATTGAACGTTCCGGTCAATCGTTTGGAACAGGAATCTCAATTCTCTATGGGTCGCTCATCTGAGATTACTCGTGATGAACTGAAGTTCCAGAAGTTCGTTAATCGTTTGCGGAAACGTTTCTCATTGATGTTCATGGATTTGCTGAAGACTCAACTTATTCTAAAGGGTATTATCAATAAGGATGATTGGGAAGAGATTAAAGAACAGATCGCAATCGATTACATTGAAGATAATCACTTCTCAGAACTCAAAGGCTCTGAGATGTTGCGTGAACGTCTCAACACACTACAGTTGATGGAAAACTATGTGGGAACATATTTCTCACGTGAGTGGATTAAGAGAACAGTATTGCGCATGAACGATGCAGAAATCGATAAGATGCAAGAAGAGATTGATGATGAAAAGGAAAAAGAAGGTCCAGAGGATGTTCCTATGGATGGAGGAGGACAACCGATGAACGTTGCTCCAGAAGAACCTGATGATGCAGAAGAAGTAGATTTGGATCAGTGAAGATTCAAATTTGTATAAATATAATTACAGAAGATTTAAAATCGGAGAATAAATTATTATGAGTGAACATATTAGAGGATTGATTGACGCCTTAGCTGACAAGGATTACACTACAGCTAAATCTGCATTTGACTCTGCACTAGCAGATAAAATGACAGATGCATTAGATACTCGCAGAATTGATATTGCGTCAAGTATCTATGACAACGGGTCTGCCGAAGAAGAATCTATTGATAGTGAAGAACTATCATCCGAAGAAGAATAATTTTTAAGGGTTACATACATGAAACTCATTACAGAACATCTTGACTCTAGCATTCAGGTATTAACTGAAGCTAAGAAAGATGGAACTAAGGGATACGCCATTGAAGGTGTGTTCATGCAAGCGGAAAAAGCGAACCGCAATGGTAGGATCTATGAAAAGAAAATCATGGAGTCTGCTGTAAATAAGTATGTAACCGAACAAGTTAAGACAGGACGTGCAGTAGGTGAGTTGAATCACCCAGATGGTCCTACAATTAACTTAGATAAAGTTTCACATCGCATCACCGATCTTCACTTTGAAGGAAATGATGTGATTGGAAAGGCGTCCATTTTAAATACTCCTATGGGTAAGATCGTACAAGGTCTTCTTGAAGGTGGTGTTCAATTGGGTGTCTCTAGTCGTGGTATGGGTAGTCTTGAGAAAGGCAGCGATGGCGTTATGCGAGTCGGTAACGACTTTATGCTATCAACCGTAGATATTGTACAAGATCCTTCTGCACATGATGCTTTCGTTAATGGAATCATGGAAGGTGTCGAATGGATATGGGACAACGGGTTGCTAAAAGCTCAGCAAATTGAGAATTATGAGACAGAAATTAAAAAGGCAAAAAGTAGCGGGCTTTCCGAAGCGAAACTACGTGTCTTCCAAGATTTCCTCTCAAAACTTTAACCTTATAGGAGTATGCTAATGTCAGAGAAAACACAGGATCAAGAACTTGATCTAGTCGCTGAAGACATTACTGTGGAAGAACTCCAGGATGAGCAAGTGAGTGAGAACGTTGAAGTTTCTGATGAGGAAACTAATGACGTTGTCGCTGAAGATGCTGATTCTGTAGAAGAAGCTACAGATGCTGAAAAAGAAGTTAATGGTGATAAAGCAGCCGCCGAAGTTGCAGATACTGTAAAGAAATCTGCACCAAAGAAAGCTGAAGCACCTAAGACCAAATCTGGTCTGATTAACGCTTCTTATAAAGCAATGTCACAGATGACAAAAGAAGAACTATCTTCTCTCTATGACACAATGATGAATGTCCAAGAGGACGCAGAAGAAGCAACTGAAGAAGTTGCCGCAGACGATGCAGTCGTTGCAGAAGAAAACCAAGTAGAAATTAAAGTCGACTTCCAAGAAGACTTGAATGCACTTGTTTCTGAAGACGAAACATTGTCAGAAGAGTTTAAAGATAAAGCAGCAGTCATTTTTGAAACTGCTATTAAGTCTAAACTATCTGCAGAAATCGACCGTTTGGAAGAGCAGTACACAACTGAACTTTCCGAAGAAGTAGAGCAAGTCAAAACTGACTTGGTTGAAAAGGTTGACGGATACCTATCATATGTTGTAGAAAACTGGATGGAAGAGAATAAAGTTGCAGTTGAAAGCGGACTACGTGCCGAGAT